TGAGCCCTGAAGTAGTCGATACATTGATCTACGTGTTGATCCCGCTGGTGCTGCATGCGCTGTGCTCGGCCATCGACGCTACTTTTCCGCAGCCTCAGCCCGGGAGTCCCTGGCTGTTCCTGCGGAACTTTATTTCGGTGCTGGCCCTGGCTATTGGCCATGCCAAAAACGCGCCGCCCGACAATCCCAAGGCCCTGAAATGACCAAAGATCCCTTCACACGAAACACGGAAGTCGCGCTGATCATCGCGTTTGTGAGTTTTTTGCTGATTGGGCTGTACGGCTGCATGACCCCGCCGCGGGCGGAAACGCCCGAGCAGCTCTACGCGCAAGAGGCGATCTACATCAGTGATGCCGCCCAGGCGGTCATCGATGCACAGCTGGCCAACTTGATCACTGGGGTCCAGGCGGCGACGATGAAGCGTACGTTGCAGCAAGCCCTGGAGGCGTTGACGGCGGCGCGCAAGCTGACGGCGGCCGGCAATGCGAAGAAAGCCGATGCGCAACTGAAGTTGGCCAAGGCGTTGCTGCTCGAAGTGCAGGTGCTGTTGCCAAACATACCTGCACCGCCCTCAGCCTCTTACCTGGAACGGAGTGTGACGCTATGACGCCCTTACAATTGGGACAGGTGATCAGCGCGGCCGCCGGCTTGCTCAACGTGCTGGAGCAGCACAACATCAGTACGGCGACCTTGGTAGCCGACATCAGCGATGCGGCCGCCTCCGGCAAAGCGTTCAATGCGCAGAAGTACATCGATCAGGCGCAGGACAAAATCGACCAGATACCCAACGGACCTACGGAGTAGCCATGCTGCGCGAAAAGGTATTGAAACCGGCCGAGACCGCACAATTCGTGCTGATCGGCTTCATGCTCGTCATGCTGCTCTTGATCATCGACAAGGCGCACGCGGCGCCGGCGGCGATTGCGCTCAGTTGTACAGCCCCGACGACTCGCACCGATGGATCAGCGCTTGCCGCCACTGACCTGGGGCTGTATCACTGGGTTTGGGATGATGCGGGCGCTGCTGCAGCTGCGGAGTTTTCAACGTCAACGACTTGCGCAGTTACGTTTACGATTGCTGTTGGTACCTGCGTCAAGGCGGGTAGCGCTTTTACCGTGTATGCCACGGATAAAGACGGTCTTAAGTCTGACATTGTCGCACCGCCATTTACGCTGGGGGCTGACTTGTGCACCCCAAAGCCCAAACCGGCGCCCCCGGCAGCTGTGAAGGGCACAGTTATTCCCGCCTCCTGATGTGGTACTACCGACTGATAGGAAAATGCCGATGACCGAGCAAGCCATAGAGGCGCGCCCGCATGCGCTGCCGCTGTATCAATGCCACAAACGTGTGCGCGCGGCGAAGATTACCGCTTTGCGTGCGGTCGATGATTCCGAATCGCTGATTCTGGTCTTTGGCGATATTGGCTTCGAAAAGTTGGTAGGTCAGAATTGGCTCGAATTGCACCCCTGCAATGTCGGCAGTTACTTCGTCGAGTACGAGGATGGCTATACCAGTGCATCGCCTGGGCCTGCCTTTGAAGCGGGCTATACCCTGTTGGCCGACGGCGGCCAAAAAATATATCGGCTCAATGATTACGAGTGGTGGGCTGGCCCCGATCTTGAGTCATGCATTCGTGCGGCCATGGAACAGTCCGGTAACGAACGGGAGGATGTGGTTGACGAACCCTACGAGCTGACCGACGAGGACGCTGCTATGGTGAATTTTGTCGATTGCGATGAGCCTTTGGTCGACGGCGTTGCGCCGAAACATTCGCTCCGCCAGGCTTTGGAGCGTGCTGTCGCTTCGGGGGTTGAATTCCCCTATATGCTGGGCTGCACCGAAGCGTAACTTCGAATTCAGTGGTACCGAACACTTAAAACCGTGGAGTGCCCCGAAGGATCTTGCCTGATCAGCAACCGGAGGGGCCATATTGCACTTCCTTCGACTGCGCCTACGCGTCGCTCGTCCGACGTTGGGGCGAGCCAGGAGCCGGAGCTAACGCGTTTACGCTGCGGCTCTTACGGCAACGTGGGCGCAGTCGAAGGCGGTGACCAACTGGTGCGGTGGGCAACCCTTCATGCGGGCGCCGCTGATTTTTTGAGGAGCATGCAGTCATGGCGTTATATCGCGGCAATCCTGATGATTTTCTGAAGAACTTGGGCGGTGTGACTGGCGCTGCGGCGGTCAGCATGTTGTTCAGTGTTTATAGTTATCGCCAAACCATGGATGCGCAGCAGGCGCAATACGCTGCCGCTGCCGCTGCCGCTGCCGCGCAGGCCCGGGCGGAACTGGTTAAGGCGGCCGCCCGCATGGCGGCAGGTCCTGATAACAAATGGGGCGACGCTGAAGACGCTGAATTTGTCGAAGTGCGCGCGCCGAATGCTATGCTTGATGCTCCAACCAACTCTCTCTGATCAGAGGATATTGCAATGAAGAAAGGCATGGACAAAGGTAAATCCGCTCCGCAAAACACCGCTGTTGGTTCTGGCTCGCGCCCGACCGGCGGCAAGATCAACATCCCCACCAGCGCCCCGAAAAGCGCTCAGAAACTGCGCAAGTAAAGGGCTGCTATGTCAGGGAAACTCACGCCTAAACAGATCCAATTTTGTGAGGAGTACCTGATTGACCACAACGGCAAGCAGGCCGCCATCCGCGCGAAATACAGCCCTCGCACCGCCGAGGTCCAAGCCAGTCAACTCTTAAGCAAACTTAAGGTGCAGGAGTATATTCAGTCCCGCACCGCTGAAATTCATTCCAGTCTTGAGATATCCCAACAGCGGATTTTGCGCGAATACGCGCGCCTGGCGTTCTTCGACGGCCGGCGCATGTACCACGGCAATGGCTCACCCAAAGAGCTGCACGAACTCGACGACGACACGGCCGCCGCCATTGCCGGCCTGGAGATTGACGAAATTTTCGTGGGTACCGGCGAGGAGCGCACGGTCATCGGCCAAACGAAGAAATACAAGATCGCCAATAAGCTCGGTGCGCTCGACTCGCTGGCGCGCACGCAGGGCATGTTCAAGGACAAGACCGAGGTCAGCGGCGAAGTGATCGTGCGCCGGATGCGCTTCTCGGACGAGCCGAAGGAGGGGTAAATGGGTGCTGCGGTCGAAATCGATCTGCCCTATTGCTTCACGCCGCGGCACTACCAGATCCCGGTCTTCGTCGCGCGCGAGCAGGGCAAAAAACGGCTCATGCTGGTGTGGCACCGCCGGGCCGGCAAGGAAAAGAGCCTGATCAACCTCGTCGCCGGTGAAATGTTGGATCGCGTCGGCACATACTTTTATTTCTTCCCCACCTACGCTCAGGCAAAGAAGGCCATCTGGGACGGCAAGGACAAATCCGGCTTCCCCTTCCGCGGCCACTTCCCGAAGGAACTCATCGCCGCCACCCACGCCACCGAGCTGAAGATCACCTACAAAAACGGCAGCATCTTCCAGCTGGTGGGGACGGACAACATCGATTCGGTGATGTCGACCAACCCCATCGGTGTGGTGTTTGCCGAATACTCCCTGCAGGACCCGAGTGGGTGGGACTACATCCGCCCGATCCTGCGCGAGAACGGCGGCTGGGCCGCCTTCGATTTCACGCCACGCGGTAAGAACCATGCGTTCAAGCTGTACGAGATGGCGAAGAACAACCCCGATTGGTTCGTCTCGCGCCTGACCATCCGCGACACCGGGGCCCTGACAGACGAGGACATCGAAGCCGAGCGCCGCGAAGGCGTGTCCGAGGAGATGATCCAGCAGGAATACTTCGTTAGCTTCGCGGGTGTGATGGAAGGCGCCTATTACGGCCGCCAGCTGGCGAAGGCTGAGACCGAAGGGCGGATGTCCAAGACCAGCATCTTCGATGAATCCGTGGGCGTTGAGACGTGGTGGGACATCGGTATAGGTGATGCGATGGCGATCTGGTTCACCCAGACCGTGGGCCGCGAGGTCCGCATCATCAATTATGTCGAGAACTCCGGCGAGACCCTGGCGTGGTATGCCAAGGAACTGAACCGGCAGCCGTACACGTACATTTCGCACAACGGCCCGCACGACATCAACAAGCGGGATGTAGGCTCGGGCGGTTCAGAGCGGCCCTTGAGCACCGCCGATGTGGGTGAGGCGCTGGGCATCAAATTCCGCGATGTGCCGATGCTGGGCGTCGACGAGGGCATTAACGCGGTGCGCGCCTTCCTGCCGCGCTGCGTGTTCGATCTGTCGCCGCCGCGGCACCCGGATGGGGTCGACAGCACCAAGTGGGGCGTCGAGCGCGGGGTTTTTGCGCTACAGTCGTATCATCACGAGTGGGACGAGAAAAAGAAGATATTCAAGTCCTATCCCGCGCACGACTGGGCCAGTCACGGCGCCGACGCATTCCGTTACCTGGCAGTCGGGCATAAAATCACCCGATTGAAGCGCGCCGCGCAAGAGGAAGACCGTGGGCACGCGGTATCCAGCGAGGAGGCCAACGATGGCTGGATGGGATCATGATTAAGCCGCGGATGTATTGGAGCCGTCCCCGGGGCGTCTGGATCTGCGTTGCATTGAACCTAGATGTGGCGGGCTCTGGCCGCACGATGGAGGGGGCCTACCGCAAGTATCAAGCCGCCCTGCGGCAGTTCAACCGGCGTGTGCACATCGGTGATAAGCATGCGTTATAACGAATACACCCGTTATGACCCAATGGCTGATGCCGAGATGGTGCGCATATCGTGTTTTAACCCACACGGCCATGAATATTGGTCGGATATCCCGACCGAGCCCGTCCGGCGGTACCGTAAACTGCTGGCGGTAGTGCTTGAAGAACTGGAAACTGCCATTCAAATGAAAGCGCCTCCCGGCCAAATCGAGATTGATCTACATGCCTGACGCCTTGCGCAAGCCCGACGAGCCCATCAAAGGCACCAACCCGAAGCCACCGAAGGATCGCGACGATCAAGATTTCCTGATGAAGGCCCGCAAACGGCTGTCCCGGGTCATCACCGACGAATCCGGGATGCGGCAAGAGGCGGTGGACGACCTGAAGTTCAAAGCCGGTAAGCAGTGGCCGGAAGGCATCAAGGCGCAACGCAGCGCCGAGGATCGCCCCTGCCTGACCATCAACAAGATGAAGACCTTTGTTCACCAGATCACCAACAGTCAGCGCGAGAACCGCCCGGCGATCAATGTCAGCCCGGTGGGCGACAAGGGTGACCCGGAGCTGGCCAAGGCGTTTCGCGGCCTGATACGGCACATTGAGCGCGAATCCGATGCCGATGTGGCCTATGACACCGGCTTCGATAACGCGGTGTCCAACGGCTGGGGTTACTGGCGGGTGCTCACCGAGTACGAGGACGAGGACGGCTTCGACCAGGTGATACGGATCGTGCGGATCCGCAACCCATTCACCGTGTATCTGGATCCGGACCGAAAAATGCCGGACGGCAGCGATGCCAAGTGGGGCTTCGTCACCGAGATGATTCCCCGCGAGGAGTTCAAGCAGAAGTACCCCGACGCCGACGACTATGCCAGCGTGTTGGAGGGTGGCATCGGTGAAGATCACCGCGATTGGTGCACGCCGACGCAGATCCGCATCGCGGAGTATTTCGTGATCGAAACCGAAATGCGCACGCTGGTGGCGCTCAGTAGCGGTTTCCAGGGTTGGGAGGACGAGCTGGACCCGGCGATCAAGGAGCAGATCACGGCGGGCACTATGAAGGTGGAGCGCAAACGCGAAAGCCCTTGCAGCACGGTCAAGTGGTACACCATTACCGGCCGCGAAATCATTGAAGAGCAGGAGTGGGCCGGCAAATACATCCCCATTGTCGAATGCATGGGCGATGAGATTGACATTGAGGGCAAGGTCAACAAGTCCGGCATCATCCGTGACGCCAAGGACAGTCAGCGCATGTACAACTACCATGCCACGGCTGAAACCGAAGTGGTGGCGCTGGCACCTAAAGCGCCGTACATCATGGAGGAGGGGCAGGTCGAGGGTCACGAGGGTCGCTGGAAGCAGGCCAACCGGAAGAGCTATCCGTACCTGCTCTACAAGGGCACCAACGTCAACGGCGTGATGGCGCCCCCGCCGCAGCGCCAACAACCGGGTGGACCGCCGACCGGCATCGTGCAGGCCAAACAGGGCGCCGCTCAGGATATGCAGGCCACCACCGGCCTGCGCTTCGACGGCACCAAAGAAGAACGGATGGCCGATGAATCCGGCGTCGCCATCGACCGCCTGCAGCAGATGGGCAATATTGGCTCCTATCACTACATCGACAACCTCGGGCGCAGCCTCAAGTTCACTGGCCGGGTGTTACTCGACCTGATCCCGAAGATCTACGACACCAAGCGCACCCTGACCATCCTGCGCGAGGACAGCAGCGAAGAGCGTGTGGTCTTCGATCCGCACCAACAGAAACCCTACGAGAAGCGCAAAGGCGCGGATGGCAAGGAGGTCAAAAGCTTCAACCCGAAGCTGGGCCGCTACGAGGTCACTGTCACTATCGGGCCTTCCTTCGCGACCAAACGTGTCGAGGCCAGCCGCGGCATGCTCGAATTCGGCAAATTCTTCCCGGCGGCGGCCCCGATGATTGCGGATCTGGTGGCGAAGAACCAGGATTGGCCCGAAGCCGAGCAGCTGGCCACGCGCCTGGCCAAAGCACTGCCGCCCGGCATGGCCGACATCGACGACTCGGATCTGTCGCCGCAGGTCAAAGCGATGCTGCAGGGCCTCAAGCAGCAGCTGGAGCAGGCCAACCAGGAAAAACAACAGCTGATGCTGCAGATCAACAGCCAGGACAAGGACCGCGCGATTGCGCAGGACAAAATCGACAAGGATTACGAGGCCAAGCTACTCAAGATCGCCGCCGACAGCGAGAACAATATGCGCACGCATATGGCCAGCCAGTTGCGTGAAATCCGCGAGATGATTACTGTGCAGAAGCCGCCGCCCGAGAAATCAGGCGAGGAAAAACCGAAACCCAATGGTAAAGCCGGGGAGCCACAATGACGCATTTAGTTGCTATCAGTTACAGCATCGACGGGGGTTGCTATACGCTGTGCCGTCCTGGCCGCCCGAGCGTTGACCTACCGCAGGCCCTTAACCCGCTGCTGCATGAGCTGCTGCGTGGCTCCCATGCAATACACCCGGGCCATGAATTCTGGTCAATGGCGCTCGCCTTGCTGAATCCGATGGAACATCCATTCCCGGATTTGAACCCAAAACAGACCTATAAAGCGCCCCCGCGATATGAAGTTGATCGCGATGTGAAATTGACCGCCGATGAGCAGCGGCGCGCCGGAAAGAACCCCGGCGGCGGTTTGGAATGCTTTGCTGGCGCAACATCCCTTCCACCGAGGACCTAACCATGGCAAGACAACCGGCCGGTTTCGGCAGCAGCAGCGGCGGACTACCGCCCAATCGCGCACGCCAGTCCGGCGTTGAAATTCACGGCCAGAAACTGGGCGAGACCCGCGTCAACCAACCGAACACCCCGAACAAGGGCAGTACCACGGTGCCGCAGGTGCAGCCCACCAGCAAGTGACGTGTGCGACCCCGGCCGGCGGTGGGGCTAATAACACCGGCTGTTCAGCTGCCAACAACCTTCGGCCGTGGCGATGCGGCCGGCTCCTCGGCGGTGATGAACCGACTGGCCCCCGTCAAAGGGCCTTTGCTGTAGCGTAGGGCTTAGCTATACTGATTCGACAAACGCACTGGCGCGTATCGCCAGGGAGTACCGCGCAAGCGGGCATCAATAGAGTTATGCCATGGGCGATCCCGTATTGCCGGTCGTGAAAGTCGATGTATTAGATTTGAGCGCGTCGACCCCGGCGCTGTCTTCGACTACTGACATTCCGATCATCGAAAAGAAACCTGACAGCCAGTCCGCCTTCGACGGCGAAAAACCGGGTGTCAAAGACGATAAAGCTGCGCCCGAAGAGGGCAAAACCCCGGAAGAATCAGCCCTACCGGAAGACGACGAAACCCCCACGGAGGAGGACTCCGGCGGACCCGATAAAGCCAAAAAACCGGCCAAAGGCGTCCAGAAAGCCCTCGACCGGCTCACCAAAGAGCGGGAAGAACAGCGCGAACGTGCAGAAGCGGCCGAGCGCCGCCTGGACAAGGCCCTCGCGGGTCTCGAAAAGGCGACACCGAAACCTGAAGCCAAGCCCGAACCCAAACGTGAAGATTTCGAAGACCCTGACGCGTATGCCGAGGCGAAAGCCGAGTTCATCGCAGAGCAGAAGGTCACCGAAAAGCTGAGGGCGAAGGAGCAGCAGGACTTCGAGGCACAGGTTCAGCGGGAAACCGAGAACACGCAAAAGGCGTATGCCGAGCGCGTGTCCAAGGCGAAGGATGACCTTCCCGACTTTGCCGAAGTGACCAGCCAGGACATCAAGATACCGATGGAGGCGGTCCAGGCCATCCTGCTGCACGAAAAGGCCCCGTATATCCAATACTACCTGGGTAAACACCCGGAAGTGGCGGAGGCCCTGTTCAAGCTGAATCCCATTCAAGTCGTGAGCCGCATAGCGGAGATTGGTATCGAGGTCGGTAAGCCGACCCGCGCCGTCTCGAAAGCGCCGGAACCTATCAAGCCGCTTGGCTCGCGTGAATCGGCTTCCAAAGACCCTTCTGAAATGTCGATGGATGAATACGCCGCGTATGCGAAGGAACGCGATGCCAATGCTCGTAAGGCCCGGTCTCGACGATAGCGCCAGATCCTGATGAGGGTCTGGCTCGGGAGACATTCATGAGCAGCCAGACCCTACTGACCCCCAGCATTATCACCAAAGAAAGCCTGTTAATTCTCGAAAACAACCTGGTAGCGGCGAACCTCGTCAACCGGAAATTCGAGAACCAGTTCGTCAAAATCGGCACCAGCCTGACCATCCGCAAACCCAACCGCTTCACGGTATCCAGCGGCCCGGGCCTGCAGATCCAGGATATTGCCGAACCTTCGACCAGCATCACCATCAGCAACCAGAAGCACGTCGACTGGCAGTTCAGCAGCACCGACCTCACCCTGGTGGTGGAAGAGTTCGCCGAACGCTACCTGAAGCCCGCCATGGCCTCGCTGGCTAACCAGGTGGACTACGACACCCTGCAGAACATCTTCGCGTTCAGCAACATTGTCGGCACCCCGGCGACGATCCCGTCCAGCTTTGCGACTTCGGTGCAGCTGACCGGCCAGCGCCTGGATGAGCTCGGCGCGCCGCAGGAAGACCGCCGCTTGATCCTGAACCCCGCGTCCTACTGGGCGGTCGCAAACGGCCTCTCCAACAACTTCGTGACGAAGACGTCCGAACCGGCGTTGATCAAGGGCTATTTGTCCACCATCGGTAATCAAGAGCTGTATATGGACCAGAACATCGGTGCCCAGGCGGCCTCGGTATACGGTGGCACCCCGCTGACCAACATCGTGACGCCGCAATCGGGCAATACGCTGGTGACCGACGGCTGGACCGCGACCACCACCACGCTGGCCGTGGGTACGGTGTTCACCATTGACAGCGTGTTCAACATCAACCCGCAAAGCCGGCAGTCGACGGGCGTGCTGAAGAACTTCGTGGTTACCACCGCGACGGTCACCGACGGCTCCGGCAACAGCACCATCACGTTCTCGCCGGCGATTGTCACCAGCGGCGCCTACCAGAACGTGTCGGCCGCGGTCGCGGACGGCAAGGCCATCACCATCAAGACCGGCCTCACCACGGTCAGCCTGTTGCAGAACTTCGCGTTCTGCCGCGATGCGATTGGTCTGGTCATGGTGCCCATGGAAATCCCGGGCGGTGTCGACTTCGCCGCGCGCGAGACCTACAAAAACATCAGCATGCGGGTCATTCGGGCCTACGACATCAACAACGACGTATTCCCGACCCGCGCCGATATTTTGTACGGCACCGCGCAGTACTACGACGAACTGGGCGTGCGCCTGACCAACTGAGGCGCATGAACGTCGCGCTCCGGCGCGACGGTTTCACACCCATTTTCACACCAGATTGAGGGCTTCATCATGAGTTACATCAATAGCGCGGTCCGCCAGCTGTCGGACCAAAACCCGGAAGGGACCGTACTGGGCGCCAGCATCACGGACAAGGTCTCGCTGTACGGCGTCGCCCCGATTGCGCAGCGCGCGGGCGCGGCCCAGGCCACGTCGCTGGTCGGTACGGCGTCCAGTACGGATGTCGATACGGCGCTCAAAGCGGCCGTGATCGAAATCATGAACACCCTGACGGCGATTGGTATTTGGAAGGGTGCAGCGTGATGGAAAAAGGGCGGGTGGTGTTCTGTACGCCCTCCCTGAAGGGCCCGACGGCGCCATACTTGGCAGCGCTGTCGGCCTCTATTCCGCTTATTACCGCGGCGGGCTGGCAAGAGCTCTACGTGCAGGAGCTGGGTAATCCCTATATCTCGGCGGCGCGGGCGACGATGACCCGCAAGGCCCTGGATGCCAAGGCCGACGTTATCGTCTATCTGGACTACGATGTCAGCTGGGCGCCCGAGGACCTGCTCACCCTGATCGAGACACCCGGCGATGTGGTGGCGGGCCTGTACCGCTTCAAGACCGACGACGAAGCGTATATGGGTACCCTGCGCTGCGATTACGAAGGCTATCCGCGGGCGCGGGCTGATGGCTGCGTGCTGGCCGATAAGATCCCCGCCGGCTTCCTGAAGGTCACCAAGGGCGCGATAGCGCGGGTCATGCGCGCGCATCCGGAGCTGGTGTTCGGTGAGCCGTACAACCCGTCGGTGGATCTGTTCAATCACGGCGCCTACGAGGGTGTCTGGTACGGCGAGGACTATGCATTTTCGCGCCGCTGGAACGCGTTGGGCGGCGAAATCTGGATCGTTCCTGACCTAGATATCAGTCACCACACCGAGACGGTGGAATACCCGGGCAATTACCATCTGTTCCTGCAGCGGCAGCCCGGTGGTGCGCTGGACCCGGCGCGCGATACACTGGACGTCCAATCACTCAAGAGGGCGTAACTATGGGACTACTCACCGAACAGGCGCAGCTGCTAAAACAGATCGCCGAAGGTTTCAGCGCCGGCCGCTACGGCCATGACGATTTGCACAAGACGATGGCGGCTTTCGCGGAGACCGCAAGCACTGCATTCGACGCGTTGGAGCAGCGGGTCGTTGCGATGGAAACGAAGAAAACGCCAACCCCGCCGCAATCGAAGAAAGCACCCGCTGCACCCGCTGAGGACCCGCAATAATGACGATTCGGGTCACCATCAAAAACAACAGCACCGCCAAACTACCGCAGTTGATCGTCACGACCATCGATGCCGATGCGCACGGTGATGCGGTGCTGGCCCCGGGCCAGGAGGCGGATTTTGTGGTGTCCGAAGCGGCCTCCCTGCGGCTGTTCCAGCGCGGCGCCGATGTCAGCGACGAGCAGCGCATCGCAGATCTGCAGGCGCAAATCGACGCGATCAAAGGTGGCGGGCAGCCAGCGAACACCGACGAGGCGTCTGCATGAGTACCGTGCGGCAGCTGTTTCAGGCGGCTCTTGAGGAAATCAAGGTGTATTCCCCGGGCGAAACGATCAACGCCGCGGACACGGATCGGTGCCTTGAGACCGCCAACGACATGCTGGACAGCTGGAGTAACGAAGCGCTCTCGTGTTACGCGATCCTGGAGCAGTCGTTTCCGATGGTGATCAATCAGGCGGCGTACACCATCGGTGAAAGTGTCAGTGCCGACATCAATGCGGTGCGCCCGCTGAAGATCATTCAGGCGTACATGCAGGACACCAACGGCAACAACTATCAACTGGATCTGTACGAGCGCGACCGCTGGAACGATCTGGGCCTGCGCACGGTGACGGCCCAGATCCCGTCGGTGCTGTTCTATGACCCGCAATACCCGCTGGGCATTATCAACATCTTCCCTGTGCCGCTGATCAATTACACGGTGTTTATCGACTCGTATCTGCAGCTCACCGAGTTCAGCGGCCCGGACATGGAAATAAGCTTTCCACCCGGCTACAAGCGCGCGCTGCGCACCAACCTCGCCTGCGAAGTGGCCGACTTTTTTGGCGTCACACCGAGCAAAAAGCTCGAAGAAAAAGCGGCGCTGAGCAAGGGCAACATCAAGCGCACCAATATCCGCGAAGTCATCGCGAAGTACGACAGCGAAATCGTTTCACGCCCCAACAGCACCTATAACATCTACACCGATTCGAACGCGCGCCCGAGCTCAACGGGCTAATTGACCCGGAGCGTGCTGTGCGCCTCACCGATTTAAACCCGCAATTCCTGCGCTACGCGCCCGAGGGCGATAAGACCATTTGGCGTGGAGTGCCCACGCTGGCAGAGGCGCAGGGCCTCTCTTTTCTTTGTCCACTCTGCTGGCGCACCAACGGCAATACATCGGTCGGGACACATAGCATTTGCTGTTGGTCCAGTAGCCGCGGGGTGCCTGCTGATGCAACACCCGGGCCCGGCCGCTGGCGCATGACGGGTACCGGCTTTGATGATTTGACGCTGAGCGAAGAAATCGGGAAGAGCCGTTCGATCCTGCTCACCACCGGCTGTGGCTGGCACGGCTTTATCACGGCGGGTGAGGTGCATGAATGAAAACGCCCTTCCTTGGTGGTGCCTACCGCAGTCTTTCGTCGCTGCTGGCCGGGCAACGCTGCATCAACCTGTACCCAGAAGTGGTCGAAACCAAGGACGGCAAGGAAATTGCCGGGTATTACCGCGTTTCTGGCAAAAAGCCGTGGGTTTCGCTGACCTATGAATTGGATAGCGTCGAAGTTGACGCCGGTCCGATCCGTGGCGATGGTCTTGTGGTCGGCAATTACGAGTACGTGGTTGGTGGCAACCATCTGTTCCAGGTCAATATTGACGGCACTTTTGTGGTGGTCGGCACGCTGGTCGGCCGGACGGGCCCGGTCTCGCTGCAGAAGAACAACAACCAGCAGATCCTGATCGTCGACGGCCGCAACGCGTATGGCTTTGATACCCGCGGCGTGAAAACCCTGGCCGGCAAGCCGCTGACAGTGACCGGCGGTACCGACTACGGCGGCGATCCGCTGATCAATAACGCGGCCAAGGTCAACGGCGCGGGTCAGACCGGCGCCTCTCTGATCACTGACGGGTGGCCCGCTTCCATCACCTTGCCCACTGGTTTTCGCTTCATTTTGTCGGGGGTGGATGCGTTCGGCAGTTCGGATCCGTGCGAATTCACGCTGACTGCGCCGGCCAGCGTCAATGGCAGCGGTCAGGCCACACTGGCGATTTCCCCGTCCATTGTGGTGGGCTCTACCGTCACCGCCGGGCCGGCCGATAACGCCCTGATCACGGTGATCGGCCAGTACATCCTCAGCGATGGGTGGACCCCCGGCATCACGCTACCGACCGGCCTGCGCATGACGTTCGCGGGGGTGTATACCTTCGGCAGCTCGGCCCTGCAGGTCTTCGCGCTGGCCGCGCCGGTGGCGGTATCGGCCGCGGGGGTGGCGATCCTGAACGTCACGCCGGCGATGGCGCCGTTCGGGGCCAACCAGAATGTGAGCGGTACCCCGGACGATAATGCCGCCATCGCGGTGCGCGTCGCCGGCGGCACACCCCTGACCGCTCTCGACGGCCAGACCGGCACCCAAGTCAATACCACCGGGTGGACCGCGTATGCGCTGATTCCCACTGGCACCACCTTCACCATCGCCGGCCTGTTCGAACCCGGCACTGGGATCCCGCTGGTGTTCACCACCACCACGCAAGTCGTGGCCAGCAGCACTGGCGCCGCGGTGCTCAATATCACGCCTTCGCTCAACGGCAGCACGGCATCGACATTTGGCGCCATCGATCTGCCGTTCGTTGGCGCGGGCCCGGCGATGGCCAGCTTCCAGGATGGCTTTTTCCTGATCAACGAGGGCAATACGCAGAACTGGTGGCAATCGGGGCTGAACGATGTGTACACGTTCAACGGTCTCAACTTCAGCAGCGAGGACAGCCAGCCCGATCCCATCGTCGGCCTGATCGAATTGGGCCGGCAACAATGGCTGTTCGGCAGCACCACCACCGCAATATAGGTGAACGCCGGCGTATCGGGCTTCTCGTTCCAGCGCCTGCAGGGCGTATTCATTGAGCAGGGCTGCGCGGCTCCTTTCAGCATCTGCAAATCGAACGATGCCATCTTCTGGGTGGGTAGCAACGACCAGGGTGAGGGGTCGATCTGGCAGACGGCGGGATATGCGCCGAAACGTATCTCGACCCATGCCATCGAATACGCGCTGCGCAGCTACACCACCATTGCCGACTGCCGCGCCTATACCTACCTGGATGCCGGCCATCTGTTTGCGGTGTTCACCTTCCCCACTGCCAACACAACCTGGGTATACGACGTCACCAGCGGTTTCTGGCACGAGCGTGGCGAGTTCGTGCGCGGTGAGTGGACCCGCGATGCCGGATCCGGCCATACGTTCTTCAATGGCCGCCACGTGATCGGTGATTATCGATCCGGCCAGCTGTACACCTATGACCCCGATTACACGACCGGGCTCAAATGGCTGCGCGCCTGGCAGGCGTTCGCCCCGGGCAAGACCCCGGTGGGTCGCACCCAGTTCTCCTACCTGCTGATCGATGCGCAAGGCGGTGTCGGCAATACCCTGACGCCCGGGGACAACCCGCAAGTGATGCTGCGCTGGTCCGATGACGGCGGTCAGAGCTGGAGCAGCGAGGTCCAGGCGGGGATCGGTAAGAAGGGCCAGACCACCTACAGCCTGATGTGGCGGCGCCTGGGTGGCAGCCGGCAGCGCAACACGAACCGGCTTTGGGAAATCTCCTGCACCGAGCCGATATTCACGGCGATGATCGCGGCGGACATGGGCGCCGAGACTGAGAAATGAGTGAAACCACCCAGCTATTCCCGGCCAATGCGCAATGGAGCAATCCGAACGGCACGCTGACACCGCTCGCCCTGCGCTCCCTGGCGTCGCTGGCGGCGTTATTGGGTGGTACCCGCGGCAATCTGCCGCCGTCCCTGCTGATCGCGCTGAATGACGGCTCCGCGGGCTCGCCGGCGCTGAGTTTTGCCGAACAGACCGACCTCGGCATCTACCGGGCCGGCAATAACGCCCTCGGTATCGCTGCGGCGGGTCAGCCGGTGGCGATCTTCTCACCCGACGGCCTGCATCTGCAGAACCTGCGCGAGAACGCCTTCGTCTACAACGATGCATCGGGCAACCTGGAAACCACGGCCGAGGCGCTGGATGGCCAGATACTGATCGGTGACACCAATTCCTTCCCGAAGCTCGGCACCATTGAGGGTGTGCCCAATCAGGTGCAGGTGAGCGTCGGTCCCGGCACGATCATTATCGGCCTGCTGCAGGACCTGGGCCCGGGCTCGGATGTCACCTTTGCCAGCCTCACGCTAACCGGCCTCACGGCCAATGCGTTCCTGTACAGCGGCGTGGGGGGGCTCCTCACCACCACGGCCGCCCCCACCGACGGGCAGCTGCTGATCGGCGACACCGGCGGCGCCCCGGTAGCCGCAACGCTCACCGGCACCGCAAATCAGGTGATTGTCACGAATGCGGCGGGGTCGATCACCCTCAGCCTGCCGCAGGACATCGCGACGACCAGCAATCCCACCTTCAACAACCTGATCCTCAATGGCACGCTGTCGGTGTTCGGCAATGCCGGCTTCAATGCCAATTTGAGTGTCGGCGGCAACACCCTGCTCATCGGCACGGTCAGCCTGACCAACACCAATAGCAACACCTTTCTGTATGCCGGCGTCGCCACTGTCCTGTCCAGCACCGCCCATCCCGTCTATGGTCAGTTTGTGACCGCCTCCACCG